GCTAATACTTTTGCTAATATTTCTCGTTCTTCTTCATTGTATTTTGAAGCATCAAGTTGTTGTAAATCTTCAAGCGTTGCATCTTCTAAAGATTTTCTAAAAATCAAAGGTTGTATACCTTTTGTATAATCAAAAATTATTGTCTCTGGTTTCATTCCTTTATCTTCAGCGATAGAGGTATATCTAGAAACAATTTCAGATTGATCGCTTAAAGCTAAATCATAAATATTTTGAGCTTGTTTTCTAAAATCAGCTCTTTGGTCTGGAGTTAATCTTTCTCCTGTTAAAACACGATTATATAAATTTATAACCCTTGATGGAACGCCTGCCGCCTGTGCTGCTGTTGCTTGCTCCCCTTCTCTTACTACAGAACCAGGATCTAACATTTTCATATAAGCAAATATTAAAGAAACGTCTCCTGCTGCGGTTGGGTCTGTTCCTAAAACCTTACCAAATGATTGTCCTATACCTTTAAAATATTTTGACTGTTCATTAAATTCTTTTCTTAAAGATGCTTCATCTTTAATGTCTGGTCTTTTTTCAACAACAACTTCAGGAAAAACTCTTTTACCTTTTTGAGGACCTTCTGTATATCTTAAATAACCAGCCGCATCTTTTACAGATTTATATTCCTTACTATCTTCTTTTTCAACACCAGGTAAAACTCTTTTTCCTGTATCTGCATAGTAATTATAACCATCAGCACCTTTAACTATTTTTCTTTGTCCAGCCATAGAAAGCCTAGGATCTAAACCAGCTCTTAATAATTTAATTTGTTCAGCATATCTTGGGTCTCGCGCGAGTTGTTGTAATAATTTATCTTGCTCTGCTTTTTGCATTTGTTCTTCAGCCAAAGCTATCCTTCTAGGATCACCAGATAATATAGCAGATGACCTGCCTAAACTTCTTTGTAAAGCAGATAAGCCTTCTTGTCTACGTCTTGCAGCTTCTTCTGGTGATACTTGTTGCATGGGGTCGTAACCACCAACAGCTGTTAGACCTCTGCCTACTCTTTGACCTAAACCTGTAAAAAAATCTCCTATTGCCATATTAATATCCTAAAAACCAGGTAACCCTGTGCCTGCACCTGGTAATGTAGATGGTAAATTTATTTGTGGTGCTTGCGCTGGTGTTTGTGCTGGTGAAAATAAATTACTAAAGAATGGTTGATACGTTTGATAAGCATTTAAGCCAGCAGCCAATCTGTCAGCGGTGCTTGGACTATACCCTGTTGCCTGAGTTGTGCCTGGACTCATACCAAATACAGCACCTTGTAATAATCCTAATTGTTGTCTCGGATAATCTAATGCTCTTGCAAACTCGCCTCTTGCAGCGTCTATAGCTTTTTGTTGTAGTGCTTGTTGTTGTGCGCCTATACCACCTAATAAGCCTAACTGTTGTAGTTGCTGTCCTTGTAAACCACCTAATAAGCCTGCTTCTTGCTGTCTAGCTTGTAATTCAAATTGTGGTGCAAACATAGCCATTTGTTGCTGTCTTGCAACGTCTGCTTCTGCCGCTCTTTGCGCCTGCTCAAAACCTGCTTGTCTTAAACCAGCAGCAGTTCTAGCCATTTGCTCAGCGTATGGTCTTTGTGATTCTGCTTCTAATAATGCAGATCTTGAACCACCAAAAGCACCAGCCCTGATTGCTCTTTCCTGCGCACCGCCACGCGCTATATCAGCTTGACGCTGTATATCTTGCATAGCTAAATCTATAACTTGTTGTTGATAAGGAGATTGATAAGCACCTATGTCTTGACCAAGCAAAGAAGCGGCTGGACCAGTAACAGGTCTAGCTTCTTGTGCTAGTGTTTGCAACCCTTTTGTTGGGTCAAACTGCATACCTGTTTCAAATAGTCCTCTAGTAGCCTGAAACTGTCTTAGTTGGTCTGGTGAAAAACCAGCTACCATTGGGCCTGTATAAGGCACAAACGGTTGTTGAGCTACGCCTTTGGCTCTGCCATAAATATCTTCGTATCTTTCTTGTGTTTGAGGATCAACTTGTTGTTGAACGGTTTGCGTGCCACTAGTATCTCTAGTTGCGCCGTAAACAGCTGCTCCTGTTGCTATGTATGGTAATGCTTGTGGCATATTATCTCCTATAAATCCTTGCTTAATAACACTTCTTGTTTAATGCCTAAGTGTTTTGCTTTTCTAATCCATCCTTTTCTGCCGCCACCGTATAACCGTTTAACGCCAGATTCTTTTGCAAATGTTTCTATATGTTTAAACATTTCTTCAAATTCTTTAAAGTTTCCTGCAAATACCAATATGTTCATTGATAACATTTGCGGAAAAGGTATTATCTCTGTGACCATAGCTGATTTTTTACCTGGCCATAAAAGAGCTATACCATTTCTTATTTTATCTTCTATGTCATCAATTGTATAGGTATCTTGGTATTTCATAGCTTTTTCAAGCCATGGTTTACACCTTTCCCATTCAATTTCCCAAGGATCTTTTTTCGCTTGGTTTATATCAACTACCTTATTAGTCGCCTTTTGCATATTCTACAATACTCATGTGTATATCTAAATTACCAGCATGATTGCCTTGTACTTTTATTATTTCACCTGAATGAATAATAATTGGTCTTTCTAGTAATTCTGAGGTGCTATTAGCAGTAATAACTTTGCCACTAAATAAATTAAAAGTATCAGAATCATGTGTATTAGTAACATCTATTTGTGTTTGTTGCCCTTGATGTTCACACACTAAAAATGACTGTATTACTGAAAAAGTAAAATCATCTCCAGATGGTGCCGTATAAACTGTATAGTCAGTATTAGCTAAAGTAATATTAATATGTACGTTTTCAGCTCTTTGTATATACTGTCTTTGTGAGGATAAATCCATTATCTTTTACCTCTAGTTCTTACATTTAATCTTATATTACCAACTTGGAAGTCTTGATTTGTGCTACCTGTTACAGTCATTTGTACTTGTCTTGCTGTAAACCTAGCATCGGTATATCCATCATTTTCAAAGGTAAAACTACCAAAATCTGTTTCGCTACCTAATGGGGTAAACTTACCTTTAAAACTTATTGTTACACCTGGTAATGTATTTGCTTCTTCGTCTGGAATAATCTGATTACATTGCACATAGTTATCACCGTTACCTAGTTCTATTGGACCGCTGGTACAAAATGGTGCATCACTATTTAAGTTTGGTGAATTAGATAGTGTTGTTGATTCGTGTTCGTAAACAAAACCATTTGAATCACCAGCAATAGGATAATTAAACGCACCCTGGTCAATCCAACAACCTCTATCCAAAGAACCTATAGACCAAGTGTTTTCTAAGTAATTCCAAATAACATATTTGTTTGGTGTGTATTGTCCGTCACCTTCAGGAAAACCCCACCATATTTCATTAAAGTTAGAGTTATGTCCACCCCAGCATGATTGCCTGCCTTGTATGTTTAAATTGTCATACACATAATCATGCACATCGCATTTGATTTCTCTTACAACACCATCGTAAACAAAGAATGAGTTTTCACCCATCCACGCAAGAAAGTTTCCTGTTTGCACGACTGATCTTCTACTTACAGCTTTACAGTTTGCTCCTGCTGCTGCGATACCATAAACAAAAGGTGAGCCTACATAGCTCATTCTGTCTATACCAGTATCACTAAAGACTATGACATCGTTTTGATATTTAACGCCTAATAATGCACGACCACCTGTAGGTATTTGCACATCACCTGCTGTATTCGTAGCTTTAGATGTCCAAGTGTTTCTATCTTCTCTATCACTCCAAGATACCTTTCTAGGGTCACCACCAGAACCAATAGCAACTAAATGCCTTTCATTAGTCACTAGAACAGCCTGACAGCCTGTAGGAGCGTTTGTTACGACTGTGGCAACGGTATCAGCTGTACCACCTGAATTAGGTTGCCATTTGTAGATTTTACCGTCACCAGAAAAACAAAAGACTAAATCTTCACCCCAGTTGTCAAAGGAGAAATGACCTGAAGCAAGAGGTAGTCCAGATTGACTTCTAGCATCGCCATAATCTTCTACGTTATAGTGGTATGCACCATAACCGAGAGGGTCGTTGTCAGCGTCACTTACAAAACCAACTGGTGTTATATCAGTCCAAGTATTGTCGTATAAGACATATACTTTTTGTCTTGTGCCTACAGCTAGTATGGATTCACCAAGATTATCCTTATGGGCATACATACCTATAGGTTCACCGTCTAATGCTGTGTTTCTTAGTTTAGTCCAACCACCAATAGGTTTGAGAAATCCGTTTTCAAAACGCACAAGATTGCCGTCAACCCAACGACCTTTGTTAGCATAGTCAGTTCCGTTTTTGACTATGCCAGCTGGCGGAGTTACAGGCAGTAGTGCCATTGTTTAACCTATAGTTTTAGTAACAGATGTAGGATTGATTTGACTGTCAATGTTGCTGTCTAATCCATCTTTAAGACTTTGCACTTCATCATCACCCATACCAGATGTAACCCAACCAGTTACTACGTCATTGGTAAGATCTGCGAATGGTATAAAGTTAGCTATATCATCTGCATTAACGCTGTGAGTACCATAAACAGAAGCTGAATAGTTATTACCATCAGCGTCTTGTTGATCGCTCTCTGCGTTTAATCGCCAATGAACCACATAAACGACATCAGAATGCCCATCGTGATTTGGATAAACGTCAACTGTTTTACAGTCCCATGTGTAAGTGTTACTCATTATTATTCTCCTTTAGCCTTCTAAGGCTTCTATTCTTGATTTTAAATCGTCTATTATTGTTTGTTGCTCTTGTATAGCTTTAGTTAAAAGAGGTACAAGTTTGCTTTGGTCTATGCCTTGATATTCAGGATTGCCTTCATCATCAACTGCATCTTTTTCACCATGTATAGCTTCAGGAACTATGTCTTGTACTTCGTGAGCCAAGAAACCATCAACTGTTGTATCTGCATCAGTTATAAAATTAAATCTAGCTGGTTTTAATTGTGCAACTCTATCAAGAGCAGTAAAGTCATAATTTACATTTTCTTTAAGTCTATAGTCTGAAGATGTGTTAAATGCTGTTGATGTTCCTGATGTAGAAACAGAGCCAACTCGCCCATTAGCATTATAAAAGCCTATTTGTAAAGTTGAACTAGTTGATGGAACAGCACATCTAACAGATTCATCTGAAGCACCTGTTGATGCACCTCTCATTGCTACACCTAGTGTATTGTTAGCAAAAGTGCTAACACCCACCAACAAGTTGCCTGAAGAATCAATACGCATTCTTTCTTCAAGTGTTTCACCTGTTTTTTCAGTTCTAAATGTTAAAGCACCTGCATCAGAAGCACCATCTGCGATACCAAATATTGCAGCTAATACTGGGTCAGTTGCATTTCCAAAATGTAATCTTCCAAGATTATCACTTGTACCACTAGATGAAACATTCAAACCTAATGTACCACCACCATTACCAGTAGTATCTACAATAGTTAGTTTATGATTTACATTTGGACTAGTCGTTCCAATTCCAACGTTGCCTGATGTGTCTATGGTCATACGAGCTGAATTACCAGTTCTCAAATATAAATTATGTGATGTATTTGAACCAAAAGTTACTGTACTAGCACTTGCTCTCATAACAGCTTCTACACCACTAGCACCAGTCATTTTAATCTGTGATTCATCAGCACCACTAACTTCTAATAAACTATCAGGACTACTCGTTCCAATACCCACGTTGCCTGAAGAGTCTATTCTCATGCGTTCTGTTGTTGAATTAAAGTAACTATTATCACTAGCTGCATTTGTAGTTCTAAAAGTAATTTCTCCACCTTCGTCACCACCATCACCAACAACAGTAATAGCTGCAATAGCATGGTCATCATTAGCATTAAATTGAATTACACCAGCTGCACCAGTTGTATTAGTATCTGTTCTTTGTAATTCTAAAATTGTAGAACCAGCTGCTTTTGCAATATGCAAAGGTCTTGAAGGACTACTCGTTCCAATTCCAACGTTTTGCGATTCATCAATTATCATTGCAAAAGCATCACGAGCAGTATGGAATCTTAAATCCATATTTGCACCAGCAGCAGCACGAGTTCCTATAATTCTACTTCCAACTGCTGTTGCATCAGAACTACCTACAAAATCTATTGAAGTACCTTCAGAAGAATCATTAGCTGTAAAGTTTCCTTGTAATTTTAAAACTGGTGTTACTGCTGAGGTTGTTGAAGTTAATAAGTGAGTCAAGGTATCAGGACTATCAGTTCCAATTCCAACGTTGCCTGATGTGTCTACCGAAATTCCACCACTTCCATCATTAGTTAGTTTTCCTGATAAATAAATATCTTTAAACCTAATATTACTAACACCCAAATCAACAGCATTA